AGAAGATGAAGAAGATGAAGAAGATGAAGAAGATGAAGAAGATGAAGAAGATGAAGAAGATGAAGAAGATGAAGAAGATGAAGAAGATGAAGAAGATGAAGAAGATGAAGAAGGAGTAGAAGAAATTACAATTAATTCAAAAAAATATTTTATAAATCCTGAAACAAAAGATGTTTATGAATTTCTAAAAAATGAAGATGTTGGTGATTTAATTGGTAAACTGGTAAATGGTAAACTTATTAAAAAATAAAAATAAATATAAATATAAATTAAAATAATTTAAAGATTTATAAAAATATTTATATATGATGAAAAATAATCATAAATATTATCCATCTAATACTCCTGGAACTAAAATTAAAAATGCTATAACAGGATTACCTTATGAAAATTGTTACGTTGGAACTCCTACTGAAAAAAGTTTTTATAGAGTTATTGATTCTACTGGTAATTATAATAGTGAAGGTTTTAAAATTAACGGTAATCCAAATTCTAATAAACTTTTTTTTGAATCATATAGTGAATTTAAAGATTTTTATAAAATTGGTAAACGAAGTGGATATAAATTTTTAAATGATGATAATTAAACCTTCTTACATTTCAAACGCTGATTTTTATATAGTTCTTAAACCATATAAAAATCATTTATAATTCTTCTTTATTTTTCTTGTTTTATTTTTTTGGAACATATTTTACTGGTCTTTCGTAAGCACCCTTGTTACTGAATTATTTTTTCACCTTCCTCTTCTTTTAATTGGTCTTTTTTTTGTTGGTCTTCTTTTTTTTGTTGGTCTTCTTTTTTTTGTTGGTTTTCTTATTTTTTCCTTTTTGTGTTTTTTTATACTGCCTCCTACACCCCTCATCATATTTACCCACACCCTCAAGTCATGCAGGTCACGCAACTCTCTAAAATACTCTAGCAATTGTGGTGGGACTCGAACTCCAGCAGCAATCGCATCTAAAGTAGCCACCTGCGCACCACGAACAGAAGGGTCATTATATCTATACGACATATCACTGTGTTTCTCATCATATTTTCTTGAATTCTCTAAAACTTCTGTTATTCTTTTTATACTTGCATCATCTTTTGTCAAATGCGGTTCCCTTGTATATTTCACAGGTAATGTATGCTTTCCATCAGCAACATATGAATTTTTTGGTGTCCAAGTATTATTATTGTACAAATTAGAGAATTTTGTTATATTACTCATTTATTATAACAACTTATATTATAATTGTACTAATAAGAGAATTTCTCTATATTGTACATACTTTTCATAATATATTCATAAAAAATTTTTATATAGTTTAACTAAAATTAACTAAATTAGTTATTCCTTAATTATTTCAATAAAATACAATTTACATTTTAGACAAAATCGGCGTTTGAAATGTAAAAAGGCGTAATAATAGTTAATAATAATTATTATTAATTAATCATAATTAATTTCATTAATATCAATTTCAATTTCTTTATTTTTATTATTTTCTTGATAATCAACCAATTGATTTATAAATTTTATAATTCTTACAATTTCCAACTTAGTAATATTATATTTTTCTAGTATATAAATTATATCATTTGTTTCATAATTTTTATATAAATTATAAAATAATGTATATATATCTTTTTTATCTATTAAAAAAGATTGTAATAAATTATATATAAAAATATAATTATTATATTCACTACTATATTTTGTTAAAATCTTTGTAAAAATTATATTTTCTATATTTATTATATTTAATAAATTATTACTTTTTAAAATAAAATTATTTTGAAATAATTTTATAATATAATTCATTTCTGTTAATTGCCATATTTGCTTTTGAAATATAATTCTATCTATATAATCACTAAAAATATAATTATCTAAAATTTTTAAATAAATTTCTAAATTACTATTATTTAATAACTGTATTATATTTTCATGAAATAATAATGATAATATAGTTCTATCACTCTCTAATATATTATTTATTTTATCAAATGTATATTCATTTTCAAGAAAATCTTTTGTTATTATTTTAATATTTTCATTAGTATTATTTATATGCGTTCTATAATTTTCATAAAATTTTTTATAAATTATATTATTTTTTTCATAAAATAATATTTTATTTACTGATATTAAATTATTATTTAAAAAATCTAATATATTTTTTTTTATTAATATATTTTCATTTTCTGAATATCTAAAAATATTAGGCAATAAATTATTAATTATTCTTAATAATTGATTATTATTTGGGTTTTTCATTTCAAAAACATGACAAACTTTCATTAATTCTAATATTTTTTTATCATTATTTTTATTATTTATACATATTATAGGATTATTAGTTAAATTTTCTAATTTTTGTTTTTTTGTTTTCTTTATCCGTATCAATTTTATTAATGAAATTATACCATTCTTATCACCATAATTCATACCATCTATATCATCTATTACTATTACTATTTTTTTTGGTTTATTAGTAAACATACTATATACATTTGAATTACTCAAATTATGAGAACCTATATTATCTATTAATGATTTATTTCTTATTATACTATTATCATAATAAATAATATCATAATTTAATTTCTTTAATAAATTAATTATAAATTTTGTTTTACCTATTCCACTATCACCATATATATATATACCTCTTTTATATTTTTCATCTTTATTAAAATTATTTAATATATTTTCTATACTTAATTCTATATCATTACGTTCTAATATATCATTTAATTTTATTGTTTCCATATTAATATTATTTATCTTATATTTCTATTATTTTTTTAATACAAATATAATTACGCAATCCATTTATTATTTTTATTTTTTATATTTTTATTTGTTTTATTACTATTACTATTACTATTACTATTATCATATTTATTTAATCGTTTTGATATTTTTACATTATTTGTTTTTATTATTATGTTTATAAATTCTAAAACTTTATTACTTTTATATTTTATCGATAATATATAACATAAATCTATAAAATTTTTAAATTTTATACCATCATAAATAACTGGTTTATTGAACATATAATTTGTTTTATCATTTATTAACTTATATTCTATTATATTTTTAATCATCATCAATAAATCATTTCTTAATAAAAACTTTATATAATTTAAATTTTTTATTACGTAACACTGATATGCACTTAACGATTTTATATAATATAATCTTACTTTATTATTTATATAACCTAATCTTAAAAAATATAATTTATTAAAATATTTTTTTGTTAAATTATATTTTATTGATGGTTTGATATGATCACAAATAATTTTTATTATATCATCCGGAAGTCGATCTAATAAATCTTCACGCATATATATTTATTATTTTTAAATATTTAATTATTTCATAATATTTTATTCTCTCCTATTTTTAATAATAATTTATTTATTACATCTTTCATCATTTTATTTTCTTCTTTTAATATATTTACTTCACTTTGTAAATTATTTACTAAACTATCTAACTCTTTTGTTGCCGCTACATTAATTGCAAATATACTATTATAATCTAATGTATATAAACCATTATTTTGTTTTTTTCTTGTTACAAATGATATGTCATCTATCATTAATACTTCTTGTGCTATGAAACCTATCTCTTTTATTAAATTTAAACTATTATCTAAATTCTCCGATCTATCATATAATTTTGGTGTTAAATTCTTTAATATATTTAATCCATTTTCCATATTTTTTTTATTAAATTTTATTCTTGAATCCGAATAACTGTCATAACCTAATGCCGCTATTTTTCCATTTATAGATAGTTTATAGAGGGGACCTAGACTTTCATCCCCCTCATCTGTAGTATTTAACAACAAATTCCCATTTTTTGTTAATCTCATTTTTTCTTGATCATTTATTTTAAATAATATACGTTTGTCTAATCCTGCATTTAAAAAAGTTTCTCCTAATTTATTTTGAACTAATGCATATTCTGTATGTATATTACCAATACCACCCCAATCTTCATTATCATAAACATCACCTATTTTTGTTTTACCTATATAGTGTGTTGATTTTTTATCATATCCTGCTTTTAAAGTACCACTTATATCTAAATGACATTCTGGTATTTTACCTATTCCTAAATAACCATTCTCATTAAATCTTGCCATTTCTTCTATATTTTCAGTTCCTGTTATTTCGCCCGTATCATATGTATTTCCCTCCATTCTAAATATTATTCCTCCACCTACTTTTGTATTAATAATAGTAGGAGAAGATATATTATTTGATTGACCTATTGCATAGTTATATTCATTTAATGTATCTTTATGTCCAAAAATACCCATATCATTTTTAGAACTTAACTTACAATTTCCCGATATTATATCATTTGATGCTAATATATTACCTATTACATCTAATCCAGTTGATTTTATATTCATTATTGTAGTAGATGTATTATTATCATATATTCTTAATGTTGTTCCGGATGTTGATAATCTATAAATTTGTCCACTATCAACACTTAGTATATCTAAAGAACCTAACACATTTAATTTATTATTAAATGATGAATCTCCAATTACTTCTAAATTTTGTTTTAAATGACTATTTTCATATACTAGCAAATTAGATACTTCAATATAACCAAATGAACAATCTTTTACTTCTTGTAATGCAAATGAACCTACACCAGTTAATAATGTACCATCACCCACATATCTTGATGCACTTATTATACCGCCTACATCTAATTTATTATTAAACGATACATCACCCAATACTCTTAAATCTTTTTTTATATTTACAACATTATTAAATGATGCATCTATTAATACTTCTAAATTTGATGCTTCTACATAACCAAATGAACAATCTTTTACTTCTTGCAATGCTAATGAACCTACGCCTGTTAATGATGTACCATCACCTATAAATTTACTCGCTAATATATTACCACCTACTGCTAAATCTTTATTTACACTCGCATCTTCAACTGCACATACATAATTCATAAAATATGTACCATGTTTATCATCTGTATGAAAATTTATATTTGCACCAGATGCTTCTATATTTAATGTATTTAAATATGCATTATATGCTGAAGTTCCTGGTAAATAAGAATCATCTGTTATCATTGATGGATCATGATATATATTTGATGTATATAATCTCCATGGTCTTGACTCAGAATTAAATTCTGTAAATACATTATTTCTATATGTTTGTATTAAATCATCTGACATTTTTAAATAATTAAGATATAATAAATTTTATATTTTAATTATTTTAATTATTTTAATTATTTTAATTATTTTAATTAATTATATCATTCTATAATTATTATTTATTTATACTTTAT